TTTATTAAAACTTGTTCAATAAAGTATTGAGGTGCTTGTTTACTGTGTCCACGGTTTAGAAACTCTATATGCTCTACGTCATTCTTTATAGTGCCATCTAAGAAGCCATCTGTTCCACGGTATGTTTTGTCTTCCCAACCAGCACGAGCTTCGCCCTTGTCGATTGGTGTTACTACTCTTAATGTATTGACCGCAAAGTCAACACGTTTTTCTATATCTTTGTTAGCTAGGCGTTGAACTTCACGCTCAACCCTCTGCATTTCTTTTTCAAAATTAACAATCTTCATTGAAATTTTGTTTGCCATTAGTTACTCCTTTTTGAACATCTCCCAGCCAGAATCATCACCACCTTTGGCGTTTCTCATCATTTCTAAGAACTTGCCGGTTGGTAGTGCATTGCCTTTGGCTTTCTCGGCTTCTGCTCTATCTGCTATAACTTTTAAGGATGGGAATAGGTTTGCACCTTTTTCTTTCACACCGAAAGCATTCATAATCATACTTGTTCGGTGGTCATCTCTCCAACCTACTGGCCTTCTTCTGAAGAACTCTATCCATTTCAAGAACTCTGTATAAGGCATTTCTCCTTGAAGCTGGTATACAGGCATACCTAATGCATAGGCAAGCTCATATATAGATTCTTCAGAGGGTGTTAGTTTCCCGTTTCTTCATCACCTAAACCAGAGAATCCTAAGATTGCTGTTGATAAGTCGTTCAACTCTGCAATAGGGAATGTGTTAAAATCTTCATCCGAGATTTCTTGAGCGCCAATAGTGGCTAATCGAATTACATCACGAAGTAAGCCAAGTTGAGCATCGTCACCTTTAGCTTTAGTTGCTTTATTAACCATCTTCTGAACATCCATAACTTCAGCTACAGATAGTTTTCTAATTTCAACTTCGTCGCCCATGAATGGGACTTTTTTCTTAATTACTTTTCCTACTAAATGTTTCATAACATCTCTCTTTATAATTTATAATTTATCTTTTTCATTAAACAGTTCTGAATTGTTAGCTTGAAAATCGTCAAGCATCTTTCTAACTGTGTGCAATACTGATAGTGTTTCCATAATCTCACGACCTGTCTTTGATTCATTGTCAAAGTCTTTAAATCGTTCAAAGGACTTACGGATACTTATGTCTACGCTTCTCCTCATGTGTCTAAATGTAGTACGCATAACGAAAGCTTTACTAAATGGTTTTTCCATTTTATCTCTCTTATGTTGGTTGGGAGTCCCCGTTAAGGAACCCCCGGTAATGTATTACAATGTAGCTGGTCCGAAGAAATCAGATTGTGCTGACAAAGTAACTGTAGCTGTAGTAGCGTCTGTCAATGCAGGGTTTACTAGGATAGCTTCAATTTTACCTTTGAAATAGAACTCAGTGTTCTCAGGAGTAACAGTCGCCGCCGCTCCTTCGTCTTCAGTAACAGCTGAACCAGCCATCATGAAACGGAATACACATGCAGTGCCGATTAAGTCGTGGATAGCTTCCATGTCTCCAGCGTTGTAGTTTACAGTTACTTCTAAAGAAGGAGCATCTGATTGACCTTGAACCTGTGAAGATGTCTTTTGACCGTATACTGGAACGTTTACGATGTTAGCTGGTGTACCAACTGATGGGAATTCACGTACTGAAGGCATACGTACATGGTCTGCGTCTGCAGTGCCCGGTGTTGAACCAACAAATAGTGCCGCACATTCTGCCGCAGTGTCTGTTCCTGCTGGGATTGTGCCTTTAAAGATGTCAAGGTATGTGAATACGCCTGCACCCAATGATGAAATATGTGCCATTTTTATTCTCCGTAATGTGAAAATGGAATTATGTAAGATGCACTATAAAGTGCTTTGTTTGAAGGGTCTAAACCCTCCACTGTTAAATATGATGTTCCTAGCTTTGTACCGTTAGATAGTGTTTTATTGTCTAAGACGGTGTCAAGTAAGTTGGCTATTGCCATTAGTCTTCCCTGACCGTCACCGGCTTTGACGAATATTTTTACTGCTACGAGACCTGTAATCTCTTTCTTTACGCCAAACTCATAGTTTCTGCTAGATGATGGAAGCACGTTCATCAGGACATACTCAATATTAGACTCTTTGTTACCTAAGTAATTCATAGGATAAGTATTAATATTATTTGTTGTCCATGCGGATGAGCCGAATACTGTCTCAATATCTCTAAGTATTAAGTCGTACATTATACTTTCTCCTTTGTCAACTTCAATGTTATTACAAAGCCGTCGTCTGTGAAGTCTGTTATACTGTAAACTGTAGCACCTATAGTTAAAGTATCATACCCATCAACAACAACGTTAGACTTCATTAGTGCCTTTGTTTCGAAAGACCCATCTGAAGGTTTCTTTGTTGATTCTAGGAATACTTTAACTACTTTACTAGTTGTAGTCGTTACTGCTTGCCCTGTGGCAAAGTCATAACTACTTGAGTTTGTATTTGATAAAGTAGCAGAGACTGCTAAGTCTCCGATAGCCGCAAAAGCCTTATCTACTGCGGCACTAACTTTAGCTTTGAGTGACATTAGTTAGCCCTCCACCAACCAGCTCCCTGACCTACTGAGCCTTTAACAAGTAAGGGTTTTATAGATTTGGTTGCTTGTGTTGACTTAATTGGAGTGCGTGTAACATCACCATTACTATCTGATATAGAGATTGACCCAACAGAAATACTCTCAAAAGTTTGAGTAGTACCCATTAGTAAATCTTCGTTATCA